AGAACGCCTTTAGCATCTTCAACAATGAATCTTGACGATCCATCTTCGTCTACTAATAAATATGTAAAGTCAGCAATATAATTACATATCTTTTGACCGTTTACATTTAATTCATATTTAATTTGTCTGTCTAATTGCTGTACTGCACCAGCTCTTTCCATTGATTTAAGTTGACCCCAACGCTCTGCTTCCCACCTAGAATCAAACTTTAATCCCATTGCAACTGTCTTTTTTGCAAAATACTTGTTGGGTTTCCCAACTTTTCTGGTTATAATTCGTTTATTATTGTTATACATGGGAGTTACTATAATGGCAGATCCAAAAAAATTCAAGTCAATTGGTATTGATACTGATACTTATCATAAATTAAAACGTATTTGTGATGATGAAAGACGTAATGTACGTCAACAAATATCTATATGGGTTGATCAAGATTACAAAGATAGATTTAAAGATGATGACAATGTTACTCGTTTAGGTTTAGGAACACTTAATAACTAAGCGACTTGTTCCTTAACACCTAAGTCTTCCATTCTCTTTATTAAACGATCAGCTCTTTTGGTTACTTGTTTGTGCCATCTCGAATCTTCCATTTGTATGGCACATTCAAGCCAATCACTTTTAGATATAGCTTCACGAAACTTAACAAATTTGGATAAACGAGGTCTGCCCATATTAAACATCATGTTCGCACAGATTTTTTGTACCTCTTCTGGTAGATTATCAAAGTTATCAAACAATTCTTTACACTCTGATATAGTAATCTCTATATCTTTTGCGAACAATTCTTTAACACGATCTTCTGATATGGTAGTTCCAACTGGTTTGTTATACTCTTCATCCCATTCAGTAATAAGATGTCCGATACCACAAGTCGGTAAATTTAAATGATCGAGGTATACAGAATTAACACTACCCTCATCTCTTTTTATTTCTTCTCTTAATTCATCTATGTTCATGCTGTTTGATTCCTACTTGCTATTGCTTGCATTGATGGGCTTAGTCCTAAAGCTAACGCTGTACTTGGATCAGTAACATCTATAGCTCCAATTCCTGTGTTGTTCGATGCTGGTTGTATGTTTATTCCAGTTTGGTTAGGGCGAACATTTGTTCGGCTTTGGTTAACGCCTCTTTCTACACTTGACCTTAAATTTTGTAACTCTGATGTTAATCCAGAACTATCAGCAACAGCCGATAATTGTTTTGTACCCTCATTTACAGCTTCTTGCATTAATTGACCAGGTGCTTGTGCGCTGAATTGTGCCATTGCTTCGGTAAACATATTTAAAAATAATTTAGCTCTACCAGCTTGACTTTGACCAGCAGCAGCTTTTTCGTAACTTTTCATAAATCTATTAGCATAAGGTTTGTTTAAAAGAAATTTACCAACAATACTAAAGTTTAAAAGTTTTCCTATGTTTGAAAACGGTGCAGATGCAATGTTAGCTGCTACAAGATCACCACCTTGAGCTTGTTTAGATACAACATTTAACGCTCTACCAAATTTTTCTAACATCATTCCGCTTTCTTCCCCAAAGACTGAACGAAATTTACCGTTTGCACCACCTTCGTTAAAACTTTTAGCAAAAGCCTTCATAGATGAACCGTCAATGAAAGCATCACTACCAAAATCTTTTAAGACGTTATTCATATAAAAGTTTTGTATTTTTGCTAAATCTTCTTGAGCTTTAGCTATAGTTTGAGGGTCTTTGCCTACAGCTCTGTTAGCTCTGTTTTTAAAAAATTGCATAACAGCATCTACAGATTCTGCTTTGGCATTAGGCTTGGCTAATGTTTCAGAAGCCACTAATGGTGTTATAGTCTCATTGTTTAATGATTTTATTGCTGAGTTATTTTGAAATTGTGTTACTTCTCTTTGAGCTTTATTTAATGACTCTAAAACGTCTGATAAACTTTTTGGTGCGCCTTCGTCAATTGCTCTTTTAACAGCTTCTGCTGTCATGTTTGAATTAGATGTCATTCTTATTTGTTTTGATAATGCCATGATTTTATCTGTTTGATCACCAAACAAAACTTTAGCGGTAGATCCTAAATCATCTATAGCTTGAGAGAATTTAATACCAGAAAAAGCTAAATCGTCTGGTAATCCACCTACTGTTTTACCAGTAGCATTATCCATTGCTTCTCTTAACCAACTATTTGCAAGTCTGCCTCTTAATCTTTCAGCTCTTTTAACTCCTAATAAAGCATCTTGAGACACATCATCAGCAGATCGTTGTGTCATTCCTTTAACTGCATCTAAAGCACTTTTTAAAGGTTTAGCATTGTCATTTCTAATAAGTTTTTTAGCAAATTCAATATCAGGAGTTTTACCAGCCATAATTGTTTTGTTTAAGGATTTTACATTTATATGATCTGCAAATTGTTCAAATAAATCTGTTCCTTTTGCAAAGAAAGCTCTTGATTCATCTATACTATTTGCTGCATCGTCAAGTCTTGTTCTTGCTTGAGGCGTTAACCCTCTTGTTATTTCATTATTAGAGGCATCAGCTAATTCTTTTTTAAAATTAGCACTTGTTAATTTAGCGTCTATTAAGGCTTGAGCATCTCTTAATATTTTACCACCGTTCTTTGTTCCAGTAACTCTTGAAGCATCACCTATAGCACTTCTTAAATTGTATAATTGAGAAAAAGTTGTTTTTTCTCCTAAAGTATTAATACTTTCAATTATAGCTTTAGCCACACCAGCTTTTGATGCAGACTTGGATGCTCCAATATTAGCGTCAAATACGGCTGCAGAAGATGTTTTAACTTCTAATTTTCTAGCTAATTCTTTTAAAGTTCCTGTGTTTAAAAAAGCTGCATCACCTATTACATCTTCTAAAACATCATCTACTTTTCCGTAAAGATTTGAATTTATAACGTCAAATGATTCAGATGATTTTTTTAATATACTAAATATCTCATCATTTATTGGAGTATCTTTTGTTGTTGCTTTACCGAAAGTACTAACAATTCCATCTAATGTTTCTAAAACATCTTTTTGAGCATCTTTAGCAGCTATTTTTAAAAGAGCATTATCTTCTTGAACACCTTTTGATAATATTTGTCCGACTTCTTCTGCGGATGTTTCTCCAGCATCACCAGTTAAATTTCTAAAATAGGTAATACTTTTTAACATATTGTTATAATTATTTCTTTGTTTTTCAGTTGGACCTATAACCTTTTCAGCAATCTTTTCTTTTCTTGACATGATGCCTGATGCACCCATAGAACCTATGCCTGGTGTTAGTCCAGCATCTTCATAACGACCTATAATTTGTTTGCCTTGTGCATCCAACAACATTTTATCTGTGCCGTCTGCATTTTTAACAACATTTCCTAATTCATCTAATATTTTTAATGGTTCGCCAGCATCATCGACAACAGGAACTCTTAACTTCATAGACTCATAAACAGCTTTTGCTTCTTGTGGTGGTAAGTCTTTTAATCCATAAGTCATACCTTTACCCGTTTTAAACAAAGCACCTGCTACACCAAATGTTAAATCACCAACAAATCCTATAGCCGCCTCTGTTCCTATATCTTTGGCAATTGAAGCCGCTGATTGTTTGGAAACGCCAGCAAGACCCTCTATGATTTCTTCAACACCTTGACCCGCACCTGATCCAAATCCAGCGCCTAAAGCTCCACCTAAAATAGTTCCGAAGCCAGGTGCAATAGCAGTACCAGCCGCCGCTCCTTTGATCGCACCAGTGACACCACCAATAAGTTCTGGAGCTATACTGGCAAGGTCAGCAAAGTCATATTTACTAAATCCTTCTTCATCTATTAATGTGTTTTGAGTTATTTCTTGACCTACTTTTAACGCTCCTTCAGGTGTAAGAGCTAATCTTCCACGATTATCACGCAGATATTCGCCTTCTTCTATACCAAACTTGGCTAGTATTAAGTCTTCTTCTTCGTTATTCTCTGCCATAGACAAGGCAGCTCTTAACGATCCACTGCTTATACCAGTGCCAGTGTCAAATTTAGGAGCTTCTTCTACTGTTTCTTCTGTACCCGAAGTATCTGCTTCTACAGTCTTTTGTTTTATTAAACTCTCAATGGCAGCTTGTTCAGCTTCGTTAGGCTGATCGCCTTCTATTTCAACATCAAAAGATTCATTGGGTAATTCAATTGTTATTAAAGCCATAACTAATCCTTACTTTGTCTTCAAGCTATAAATCATTCTTCCGTTTTGACCCATTCTTACATTAAAAGCTCTGCCTGTTGTTCCAAACTTATATGTTTCTGTATTATTTGCATCTTCACCTAAAACACCCATAGCTTTTTTATATTGAGCTTCATTCATATAACTGTCTCTGTCTCTAAATGCTGTAAATACGTTTACAACTTGATCTTCACTTTTTTGAAAAATAGCATCTATTGCGGCTAATTTTTCATTAGCGGCTTGTGGATTTGTTAATACTGCAACTTCACCAAGTAATTTATTAACCATCTCAACATCTTTATTAGAAATACCATTTCCAGTTTCTTGTGTTAAAAATCTTTTATATTGAACTACTAATTGATCTCTTAATGTTTTAGATAAATCTGACCTAGACACACCTTTTTTCAAAGTAAAACCACCTTTACCATCAGATAAAACTTGATTTTTAAATAAAGTTTCAGGTTTTATGCCAAGGGCAACTCCTACATTTTTAATACTATCACTAACTATTTCAAATGCAGGGATTGTACCAGTTGATAATAATTGATTGTTAAGGGTTTGAATGTTTGACAACGAATTTCTAGCTTGTTTTATGTTTCCAAAAGCATTTTTAAATCTTCTTATATCTTCTGGAGCATTGTTAAAAATAGTTACGCTACTTCCTTCACCCGCATCTTTTTTAAAAGATTTACTATATGAAAGATTTCCTTGTCCATCAATAGGGCTAATTTTTAAAACTTTACCAGTTAATTCATTAGCTTTATTACCAGCTTTTATCATTGCTGCCCTAAGTTTAATTGTTTCAGTTAATTCTTTTTGCTCCATTTGATTTAAATGATCTTCTTTCTTTAAGAATCTATTCTCTGCTTTAGTTCTAAATTCTTTGCTTAATGCACTAAGAGCCAGTCGCTTCTCTTTTGCTAATGCTAGTTTAGTCTTCTCATCAGCTTGTGTCTGTTGCAGAGCAAACTTACCAGCAGCCACTTGACCAGCTCTAGCATCGTCTTTAGCTTTCTGAAACGCTGGCATAGCAGCTTCGCCAGCTTCACCAACAGATGTAAGTATGTTACTAAGGTTAAACCCTTTACCTGCTTTGTTTTGCATCAAAGACAATCCTAAAGACATAAGTGCCATTTTGTTATCTGGCTCACCTGATACATCTATACCTGTAGCTTTTTGAAAGTCAGCTTTGTAATCTTCTATAGTTTTGTTACCAGTTTCATCTGCTAAATCACCGAACAATTGTTTCTGTTCATCCATAGCTGATGTAAATAATGCTTGTAAACTTTCTTGATTTTTTTGAAATTTACTTTTAGGAGCATCCACAGGATCTGTAGTTCCTATTTCATCGCCTGTTATTTCTCCAGCTATTCCTCGTTCTTCTTCCGCTATTTGTTGATTTTCAAGTATTTTAGCTTCTAGCTCTGTTTTTTTATTAGCACCAGCTCCAGTAGATGATTCATCTAATCCTGCTAATTTATCTCCTAATGTTTGATTACTTTCTTGAGCTAAATCAATTTCACCTATTCCTGACAAAGAACCTTGAGGTCTAAAATCTCTCAATGATGTTAATTCACCTGATGCTGCTTTTTCATCTTCTATTTGATTAAGATCAGCTAATCTTTTTTTTATAATTTTTGGATTTATATTTGAATCAGGAGAAAATAATAAAGAATCTTTTTTATCACTTAATTGTTTTAAAATTTTATCAGAAGTTGGTATAGCACTTTCTATTCCTAAATTACGAATTAGTTTAGGATCTAATTGATTAATTGGATTTGCTGGCTTAATAAGATCTGGAATTGTAATGTAACCAGGTTTATTTAATCCAGAAAAACCACTTGCAAATCTATCGTTAATAGCCATACCTAACCCTTATGAGCTTTTTTGACCGCCACCAAAAGGTGCGATATTTGACAATGTTGTGTAAGCACCAATACCTTGTAAAAATGGATTAGCAGAAGGAGTAGATGCTTGTGTAAATGTAGATGGAATACTTGCACTTGGCATTCCTTGC